AAGAGAAAAAGAAAGAGTATAATTTTTTTAAAAAGTTTTTAATAAATCGTGGTATTGTGGTATTGTGGTATATTGGATGATTATTTGGCTAATTTAAGCCTTTTAAAAAAATACCACACTTTTAAAAATACCACACTTTTTGTATTTTGTGGTATTTTTTGCTATTTTAGAGAAAAAACAGGCACACAAAATTAGTTTTAAGAGCTTTTAATTTTTTAGTTGATATTCTTATCAGCTCTTGACAAGCATTTTTTATGTGTTATTATAAAAATAGGAATTACTTTTTTCGTATTTTGAATTTTTACTCGGGCTGGTAAGGTCGTATAACAGCTTATCAGCCCGAGACAATTAATTTTATGTGGAGGAATTTTAACAATTTAATTATTTTATTAAAGATTAATACTATTTTTTAGTGTTATTTTTTTTGATAGAAAATACTATTAACTAACTATAATATGGCAACAAACGGATTTGACAAACGACCACAAGACATAAATAAAGGCGGAAGACCAAAAGGAAGTGGTTTAAGTTTGACTACAATTTTAAAAAAGAAGTTAGAAAGTATTTCAAAAGAAGATAAGGCGGAATATAGCAAATTGTTTATTGATAGATTAGTGGATAAAGCATTGAAGGATGATGATACACAAGCAATGAAATTAATTTTTGGATATGTGGATGGTTTGCCAAAGCAAGCGGTAGATTTAACTTCGCAAGGAGAAAAAATAATACCTATTTATGCAGGTCAATCAATTTCAAGACACACAAGCGAAAAAAAAAATATTCAGTCTGAACAAAAGGATTAGAGCTATTGCTGGTGGAACTTCTGCTTCAAAAACTATATCTATATTAATTTGGTTAATAGATAGAGGGCAGAGTGGTAAAAGTGAAGTAATGACTGTTGTTGCTGAAAGTGTCCCGCATTTAAAATTAGGAGCAATTAGAGATTTTAGAAATATAATGGTGGCTAATGGATATTGGGATGATAATAGGTGGAATGATACAAATTCTACTTATGTTTTTCCAGATAAAAGCATATTAGAATTTGTTTCTTTTGATAAGTTTGGAAAAGCGCACGGACCAAGACGAGATATTTTATTTGTAAATGAGTGTAATAATTTAGAATATGATATTGTGGATCAGCTTATTACCCGAACCAAAAAAATAGTTTGGTTAGATTGGAATCCTACGCACGAATTTTGGTTTTATACAAATATGAAAGATCGTCGTGATGATATAGATTTTATTACTTTGACTTATCAGGATTGTTTAAATGCTTTGGATAAAAATATAATAAATGAAATAGAAAGTCATAGGTGGAATAAAAATTGGTGGAAAGTATATGGAGAAGGTAAATTAGGCGATATAGAGGGTAGAATTTATACTAATTGGCAGATAGTTGATAATATTCCTGATTATGCAAGACTTGAAAGATATGGTTTAGATTTTGGTTATTCCAACGATCCAACTACTATTGTAGCTATATGGTATGCTAACGGCAGATGGATATTTGATGAAATAGTTTATAAAAAAGGAATGTCTAATAAAGATATAGTAGATATTTTAAAACAGATATTTGAAAGTAATAATCAGCAAGATCGTTTAATAATAGCTGATAATGCTGAACCGAAGAGTATAGATGAAATAAAAGCGTATGGGATCAATATGGTTCCTTGTAAAAAGGGAAAAGATAGTGTTAGGCAAGGTATTCAATTAGTGCAGGATCAACCTATATCAATTACTAAGAGATCAGTTAATTTAATAAAAGAGTATAGAAATTATCTTTGGGCTACCGATAAAAATGGAAAATATTTACAGCCGAATGAACCGATAAAAAGTAATGATCATTGTATGGACGCTATAAGATATGCTATGGAGACATTAGGGCGATTAAAACAAGAAGCAGATTACTGGGATAGGATTTTTGAAGAGGAATTAAAACCACAAAATAAAAAAACTAATTTAAATAAAGGCAAATAAATATGGAAGATTTTAACGAAAAAGATTTAATAAATATCAACACAATGAAAACTTTTAAAGCAAAGCCAAGAATTTTAAAAGTTGATACATTAGTTTCAAAAGCGATAGGTAAGACTATATATGTTAATAATCCCAAACTTGTTCAAAAGATAGTAGAGTGGAAGCGTAAAGGAGGCGATAAAGATATACAGGTTAATAATAATAAAGTTATAACGCCGGCATCTGATAACTTTTTAGATGATCCAAAAAAATTGAAGAACTTAAAGCAATATTATGATATATTTAGATATAATCGCCACAGACACAGAAGACTCCATTGAGATTAAGGGTAGAAAAGACCATAAATGGATGGGACTTAAAGATATATTAAAAAAACCAAAGGTATCACTTTGGACTTTATATAAACTTAAAAAATTTATAGAAACAAGTTATGAAAGACTTAATCAAGACCAAAAAGAAAAAATACAAAGTAGTATTAAAAGTTCTGGGAAAAAGATGGGAGTCAAAAGGAGAAACATTGTTGGAAGCCTTACAAGATTTAAAACTTACTTGGGAACAAATAAAAGGAAAAGGAACACTTAATATTTATGTGAATGGTAAGAAGAAGCACGAGCATCTTTTCACTATGGTTATAATTCGTAGAATTTTATCAAATAAAATAATTAAAACTCATTGGGCTAAATCTTTGGAATTTTTAATACAGGAAGATAAAAAATAAATATATGGAAACGATTTTTGATTATATAACAATTGCAAAAGAAAAATATTCTAAACCAATAGAAATTGAGGAAGGTTGGGATTGGAATATGAAAGAACATTTGAAGCGTTCATTTTTATATTCTAATAGCCAATTTGAAGAACAAAATGATGATAGAAATTTACGACCTTTCAAAAATATTGTATTGCCAATACTTAATATCCAATTCGAACTTTATGTAGATAATCCTGATGAGTATTTCAAATCCTTATTAGTAAGGAAATATCATAATAATTGGGCATTAATTAATGAGATTGATACTTTTATTGATGATATGGTGGAGAGTTATGCTGTTTATGGAGGAGCTTTAATAAGAAAAACTGATAATGCAAGACCAGAAGTTATTGATTTGAGAAGTATTGCTTTTGCTAATCAAAATAACTTAATGACTAATCCGTTTGCTATTCTGCATAAGATGAGTTTTAGTGAGTTAAGAGAGAAAGCAGATGACTATAACTGGGGTAAGGAGGGTTCAGATATAGATATTGAGGCTTTAATTCAATTAGTTAAAAAGGAAGAAAAAGATTTTGTTGAAATATATGAAGTTCACGGCAATCTGCCGATTGAATTTTTAAATGATGAAGATATTATAGGAGAAAGCAAAAAAGATATTCCGCAAATTCAGGTTGTAGCGGAATATATGAAGCCAGAAGGACATAAAGCAGGAGTTACTTTATTCAGAAAGAAAATGCCTAAACTGCCATTTAAGTTTATTAAAAGAGATGATATTAAAAACAGAGCATTAGGAAGAGGCGGTGTTGAGGAATTATTTGAATCGCAGGTATGGACTAACTGGGATGAAGTTAAAATAAGAGAAATGCTTGATTCAGCTTCTAAAACAGTTTTATTCTCAGATGATCCGAGTTTAAAATCAAAAAATAATCTTAATGATATTGAAAATAATGAAATATTAAATGTGGGAGAAGGCAAGACAGTAGCTCAAATCAATACTTATCCAAGAAATTTACAAGTATTCAATGAGTCTGTTGATAGATTTTGGCAACACGCGCAATTAGTGGGCGCGGCTCCTGAACCATTATTAGGAGAAGAGCCGTCATCAGGAACTCCGTTTAAACTTTATGAAGCGCAACAAATTGAAGGCAAAGGATTGCATAAATATAGACAGGGAAAACTTGCGGTATTTATGGACGGAATATATAGAGATTGGATTTTACCGCATTTTGAAAAAGAGATTGTGAAAGAAAAAACTTTTATGGAAGAATTGTCAGCTGATGAAATGGAGATGGTTGTTGATAGAGTAATGACTAAAAAAGTTAATAATTTTAAAAAACAAATGATTATGGGAATGCATCCGATTGATGAAGATATCGTTAATTTATATGAAGATAAAGTCAAGCAAGAAATTATGAAACAAGGGAACAAGCGTTTTTTTAAAATATTAAAAGATGAGATGAAAGGTTTAGAAATTTCTGTGATGACTAATATTGCGGGAAAACAGAAGAATTTAGCTTTGATGACTGATAAAATTGTAAATATTTTGCGACAATATCTTGCAACGCCTGATTTAAGGAATGATCCTGAAATGGGAAAGTTAATGAATATGGTTTTGGAAAGTTCAGGGTTAAATCCAATTACTATCGGTCCGCAAACTAATATGCCACAACAACAAATGCAACAACAACAACCAGCAGGAGGTGGTGGAACAGGAGCTATAAAAGATTTTTCTAATAAAAATATAGAAAATAAATAATATGAATGAGTTACTAAAAGATAAACTAAGAGTAATAGCCAGTGATGAATATATGTTGATGGCTTTAAAAGCAATTGTAGCTGAGAAGATTGAAAAGCCAAAAATAAATGAAATAGATGATGATAATGTATTAGGTCAAAAGTATAGAGCGTCTGAAATGGCGAAAAAGATTATTAATGATGTAATAACAGAAATTAGTTCTTACAAGAATAATAAACTTAAAAATAATTTAATTAATAAAGAAAGATAATTATGAAAATAACAAATTTTTTACTCTTTTTGATAATCTTGATTTGTGGAGTTGGTATAGGATTAATTTCACAAAATGACGGATTATTAAATTATGGAGGTGTAACTGTTGGTAATGAATATACCGCTACATCTACTCCAACTGATATGAATTTAGCTGATGGGTTAATTCGTCAAGGTTGGGGAAGTCTTGGTTCTATAACTATTACAGGAGCGGGAACAGCTGAATATTGGCTTTTGGATTCTACAACTTCATTAGCTGATAGCGATGTTGCTACATCAACAGTTTTGCTTGGAGTAGTGCCTGCGAGTTTAGCCGCAGGAACTTATGTCTTTGATGTTCAATATACAGATGGATTGTATTTAGATGTTATGGTTGATGGAACTGGAACAAGCACAATTTCTTACCGTTAATTTAATTTAATAAAAATAATTTTATGTCTAAAATGCACGAAGCCAGAATGCCGTCTCTGAAAGATGAGATAGCAGAAAAGGCAGAGGCAAGTAATGAAGAGCGTAGAAAAAAGGTGCGTAAAGAAAGAAGAGCGAAAGAAAAAGAAGAAAGAAAGGAAAAAATTAAGGGAATTAGTCGAACCCCTGAATCTAATAAATCTAAAAAAAAAGAGTATGAAAAATAAAATATATCTTTCAATTATTGCAATTATTGGTGTTTTAGCAATAGGAGGTGTAATTGGAGCATATACAGGACAGAACAATGGGACTGTGATTGAAAGTCAAACTGTTCAAGGTAATTATGTTGCTGAAAGTCAAGATATGGATTTAGGTGGAGCTGCGGGACCAGACCATTATAACCATAATAGGTTTGTATCTAATTTTTCTATGGGTGGTCAGTATTATGCTACTTCATCCGCTGCTGCAACATTTACTTTGACTACTGCGGAATTTGCAACAGATAGAGAAGACAGCTATATTTCTTGGCTTCCTAATGTTAAGCAGACACTTACTACAATGGCAAGTTCATCTGCTCCGTTAGTTGATTTAAATGTAGGTGAGGCATATTCAATGTATTTTTATAATGCTTCTACTACAGCTGAGGCAACAATAACTTTTGCCGCTGGAACAGGTGTGGATTTACAAGAAGACGAAGGGGAAACAGTTGTAATAAATGGACTTGAAATTTCTAAACTTACTTTTCTTAAAAAAGCTGATACAGATGTTATTTTGTGGGTGCAAGCAGGTCAAGTAGGCGATTAGTTTATATTATTTAATTTAGAGTATCAGGCTCTTAACCTGATAATAACTGCGGTGTCATAACCGCTTACAAATATATGGCAAAATTAAGTGAGCGTATCTCGGCTCTTAAAAACGAGGAAAATGCTGAAACAATTGATGATGTAATGAAATCAGCAGATGAACTTGATAAAAGTAATAAACAACTTTATTCAAGGGCTAAAAAGGCAGAAGGTTTTGAAAATAAAGATGGGCAATGGGTTAAAATTGAAAAACCTAAAGAACCTCTTAAAGAATCAAAATCTGAACCAAAACAACCAGAAACAGATTATGGAAAACTTGCTTATCTTAATTCTAAAGGTATAGATAATCCTGATGACCAAAAAATTGTGACAGATGAGGCAAAACGCCTTAATCTGCCTATTGAAAAAGTTTTAAATGAAAAACATATTCAAAATCAATTAAAGGATGTCAAAAATCAGCGTGAAGCTGAAGGTGGTATGCCTAAAGATGGTGGCAGTAGTTCTGGCGGAAATAAAGGCTCTGTTGAATACTGGCAAAATAAAAAAGATAAGGATGGAAATTATATTACTCCGGATGATACTGAATTAGCCAATAAGGTTATTGACGCAAGATTGAAATCCGAAGAAAAGGGTAGTATGTTTTCAGACGATTTGCATAATTAAAAAGGTCGGATCTGGTTGTTAATTAACTGAATAAACAACCAATATGCCAAACACAATAATTTTTAATAAACACGATTATGTAATGAGAATGCGAAAAAGATTAGTCGCTCCTTCAACTTGGAAAGATGTATTGAAAGTAAAATATTCAAATGTAAGAACAATCGTAGGTTCTTATATGTCTACCGAACCTTCAGTTGTTTCTGGAACTCGTGGAACTGCTTACAATTATGAGGATTTTGTTTTGACTGCTGACACATTGACTATTAGCACTTACAAAGTAATTCCGATGTTTATTGATGAAGCAGACAGATATCAGCAAACTTATGTTAATCAAATGTCTATTGCTGATTTTCAAGGGAAAGCAATTGATGAAGCGCTTGAAACTCTTATTCTTGCTACTCACGCAAGTTGGAAAGACTTCGGCGTGACTGATCTTGCAAATTCAGGAGATGATGACACTTCTGCAATCACTGTTTCAGCTGCTAATATAGATGACATTATCAGAGCAATCAAAAGAAAACTTTATGAAAACAATGGTGTCAATTTAGCGGTAGAAAATGGTATTTTCATTGTTTGGAGAGCTGAAGATTTTGAACTTTTGGAAGCTTTTGTCCAAGCAAATGGATTTACAGAAGCTGATATCAGTTTGAAAAATGGTATTCCAGTCCAGAAAGCGTTTAGATATATGGGTGTAGATCATTATTTATCTAACTCGCATACTTCAGGACATGTATTCGCGGGTATCAAAAGACAAGCAGAAATCGGTATTTTAAGCGGAACTTACGGAAAAGCTAAATTTATTGAAGATCCAGCAAAATTGTCAGGACTTGGTATCGTATCCAGAGTGGATTATGGGGTAAATTTCCCCGCCCAACTTTCGGAATTCTTTTGCGATATTAATGTTTCTTGACCCTTGACATTAACATATATTAATAATTAATATTGTTCCTATCGGGTAATCAGTTCGCACCGATTTACCCGATATGGTGCGAAAACAATATGAGAATAAAATTAGAATGTAAAATATGTCATAAAATATTTTATGTAAAAGAAAGTAGAAAAAATAAAGCTAAATATTGTTCGTCAAAATGTTATGGAATATCTAAAATTGGTAAAAAAATATATTATTGTAGAGGAAAAAATAATTGGCAATGGAAAAATGATAATGAATTAAAATATTCGTCTTTGCACGATTGGATAAGAGCTAAAAAAGGTAGAGCGGGAGATAAAAAATGTTTGCATTGTGGAAAACAGGCTATGGATTGGGCTAATGTAGATGGTAAATATCGTAGAAGATTAAAAGATTTTATATCATTATGTCGTTCTTGTCATATAAAATATGATAAAGAATATAATATTAAAATGAAAAAGAAATGAAAATAGCCATTGGAATGCCTACTAACAGGCTTATTAAACCAAAAACAGCTGAATCAATAATGAACTTGATTGCTTATTCTAAATGTGATTATAAAATTATTGTGAGTGAAAGAGGATTTAACACTTCTGAAAATAGAAATTGGATTGCTACGAAAGCGGTTAATTCTAATTGTGATTATTTATTTTTTATAGATGATGATCAAATTGTGCCAAAAGATACATTGGATAAATTGTTAGCTCATAAGAAAGATATTATTGGCGGAGTTTATAAAACAAAATATGAAGTTCAAGATGATGTTGTAGAATATTTAGATGATAAACGACCAAAAGGATTGTTTGAATGTGGAGCGGTAGGAACTGGCTGTATGTTAATTAAATGTGATGTATTTAAAAAATTACCTCAACCTTGGTTTAAATATGAGTGGAATGAGAATGGAAGTGTTAAACGAAGTCACGATTGGATATTTTGTGAAGATGCGAGAAAAGCTGGGATTAAAGTTTGGGCTGATAATAGTTTAAAAATTAAGCATATAGGACAATATGAATATTAAAGTTACAATAGCCGTGCCAACGAACAGAGGATTTCAACCGAAGACATTTGAGTGTCTTTTAAAAATGATTGCTTATAGTAAAGATATTGATTGGCATATAATTGTTAGCAGTGAAGGTTATACTATTGCAGAAAATCGTAATTATATAGCAGTGTAAGCGTTAAATAATAAATCGGATTGGTTGTTGATGATTGATGATGATATGACTTTTTCGCCAAATTTATTAGATAAATTGATTAGTAATAATAAAGATATTTGCGGGGTTGCTTATCATCCCAGATGTGAAACAGGAAAGATAACAAAATATTTAGATGAAACTCATTGCGTTATTTTAGACAATAATAAAGACCCTAAATATAAAGATGTGTTTGAATGCCACGCAACTGGCACAGGAATAATTTTAATTAAAACCAGTATCTTTTATAAGATTAAAAGACCGTGGTTTCAATTTGAATATCATCCAACCGGACAATGCAAATTAGGAGAAGATTGGTATTTTTGTGAAAATGCTAAAAAATTTAATATAAAAACTTTTGCTGATCCGACAATTAAAGTCGGACATATTGGCGAACGAATAGTATAAAAAAATAATAATATAAAAATATGAATTTTAAAAAAATAAATGAAGCTTTATATAACTCAAAATCTCAATGTTCACAATGCAAAGGTTGGTTTAAGCATAAGGATAGAAAATTTATTTATAAAAAATCAGTTTTAATGATTACTTGTCCGAAATGTTTTAAAAAAAATAAACAAAATAATTTAAAATAAATATATGAAACTTTATAATCCGATAACAAAAGAAAGCATAATAGACGAAATCAATCGTCTTTGTGGGACAACTAATGAAAGTTATAAAAATAGAGATAAAATTGCAAGAGTTAATGAAGCTCTTGATCAATATTTTTTTATAGCTGCTCAATCAGCTCCGCAAGGGACTTTTGATGATAGTAGCAATTCTGCTGCTCCTATAGAAACTCAAAATCTTGTAGCTGGCACTAATGCTTATAAGATAGCTGATTTTACAAATAATGTATTGCAGATTTTAAGAGTTACGATATTAAACGATGACGGAGACGAAGAAGATTTAATTTATCAAGACTTTGAAGATATAAACGAATTTTTAGAAGCGTATTCTACTGATTCAGACGACAAAGGCAAGCCTCAATATTGGACTAAAATCGGAGATTATATTTATATAGGACCTACTCCTGATTATAATGAAGCAAACGGATTGCGATGTTATGTTAATAGAGAGCTTGCTAAATTTCAATATGTTACATTCTCTGTCACGATTGCTAATCCAGGAGTGATAACAGCAACTGCTCACGGATTATCAGATAGCGATAGTATGATTCTTGTGACTGATGGAGCATTACCAACAGGATTGATTGAAGAAAAAACTATTTATTATATTTCTGGTAAAGCTACGGATACTTTTAAATTAGCGACAACACCGAGTAATGTAGGATCAACGGAAATTGAAACAACAGGAACTCAATCAGGAACGCATAAATTTATCAAAGTGTCAGGAGAGCCTGGCATACCGCTTATTCATCACGATTATTTAGCAAGATACGCGGCTTCTAAATTTATGAAGCAAGATCATCCAAATTTTGCCAAAGTTATGTCAGAGTTAATGCAAGATAAATTAGATATAGAAGATTATTGGCAAACGATAATCCGTCCGGGGAAAACTATTATGGAAACTAAAAGACGAGTTTTTAAATAATATGCTTAAACCATTAATAATTAAAGCGCCATCAGAAGGTATAGCTCCCAGCCCGCATTTAGGGTTCGGAAATTTGCAGAATATTGATATTTTTTCTGTGCCTGGTGTTGCTAAACTTAATAATATTCTTGAAAAGAAATCAGCAACAACAGTTGACGCGCAAATTAAATGGATAGTAAAAAATCCAGCAAGTCCTGCTAATTTATACGCTCTTGATAGTAATGGAGTTGTTTATACTTCGGCTAATAGCGGAACTACTTGGTCTGAATTAAAAAATGATTTAGGTGGAGCAGGACAGGGGTTAGCGGTTTGGAAAGATTATTTATTTGTAATAGAGGCGACAGTAATAAATACTTATGGTCCGCTTTCAAGCTCTCCTAATTGGTTGGAATTTAAAACAGATTTAGACACTGATGGAGCGTGGCATCCCACGCTTGTTTCTAAACTGGACGGTAAATTATATATAGGCGCTGGCAGATATGTTGCGAGTTTGGAAGAAGTATCTGGACAGAATTTTGCTGATGGCACAGGAACGACTTATACTTGGACACCACAACATTTGGATTTGCCAGAAGATTATAAAATTAAATGTTTAGCTGAACAAGGTAATAATTTAATGATTGGCACTTGGCAGGGAACTAATATTTATGATAATAAAATTGCTGATATATTTCCGTGGGACGGAAGTTCTACAACTTATGGGCAACCTATTCAAATAGCTGAAAATGGAATAAATGCGATGTTGAATATAGGAGGCAATCTTTATATTCTTGCAGGCATTGAAGGTATAATATATAAATCAAACGGAGTGCAGGCGTGGGCTATTGGTCAGATACCTCTTGAAGTAGCAAATATTGATGGAGGTAAATATTTAGAGCCATATCCTGGAGCAATTATGAATTTTAAAGGTAGATTATTTTTTGCTGTAAATTCTCAAAATGTAGATGGTATGGGTATTTATTCTTTAAAAGAAACTTCGCAAGGTAATATTCTTACATTAGAACATATTATATCTTCAGAAACTACAGGAGGAACAAATCCACTTATTATAGGAGCATTGCTTGGAATTACCAGAGACCAGTTTGTAGCTGGTTGGCGAGATAATACTACTTATGGAATAGATTTGCTTTCTAAAACATCTTTTGCTTATGGCACTGATTATAAACCTTTTTTTGACAGTCCATTATATCAAGTGGGAACATATATAAATAAAAGAAAATTTAATAGTTTAGAATTTACTCTTGCAAAGGAACTTGCCGTTAATGAAGGGGTAAAAATTCAGTATAGAGTTAATTTAACAGATAGCTGGACTACATTGGGAACTTACACAACTGTTAAAATTGGAACAGGAAAAATATCATTTTACGAAGATGCTATTGATATTCCTGAATGTGAACAAACACAAATTAGGATAGCTTTATTAGGGACTTCAATTGCGACTCCTGAGTTAAAACAAGTAATTTTGATGTAATATGCAAATTGGAGATAAAATTTATGTTAATCATTTGCCAGAAGGTATTAAGTCAAGTAGCGGAGGAGGAATGAGTATTGATACGAAACCAACAACTAATAGAAGAGCAGAACAACCTCTTAATTGGGATGATGTAGAAAGTGTAAATAAACCTGAAAATAGAGCAACAAGAAACCAGATTTTTGCTCAAAATTCTGCTCCGACAAAAGATTTTAAAGAAGGGGATTTATGGTTTGATACAGATGATAATAATAAAATTTATCGGGCTAATGCTTCTTTATCTTGGGTAAGTGTAAAAGACGGAACTATATTTAATGGTAATTGGTCAGAAGTTGTAGACGATGACGGACATAAACCAGAAGATGACGCAACAGAAGGAGCAACAACGGGGACAGATTTAGTAGACGATGAAGCTAATATTTTAAATTTATATTTTAATACATTT